CCAGGCGCTCCATGCTCACGCGCTCGTCGCCCAATTGATACGTCCAGGCCTTCTGCGCGGCTGCATTGGCTTGTAACGTCAGGCAGGCTGCCTGAGCATGCAGCAGGACTGCGCCCGCCTCGGCCCTGCTCATCTCGGGATACTCGTCATCCACGTTCAGGATGTGTCCCGCTGCATAGGTCAGGCTGCGCGTTGAGCTGTAACCCGGCGTCGGATAGAACGTGATCATGTTATTGCTGATCGTGTATCGCTCGCTCCATCCACCAGTTGGAATTGGGATCAATCCACCGTCGGAAATAAAAACGCCATCCGGCGAGAGTAAACTATCCAGGCTGATCAGTAAAATAAAATCGTCCGGCAGGCTGTAGCTCGCCTGCCCGGCGGTGATGCTCAATGATGCAATTTTTGTGCGCGGTGCCTTGCGATTGAGTGTATCGACCGCAATGAAGAGCGCGTCCTGACGCTGTTCAGCGCCGGGTACGCCGTTTTTTACCGGCACCGCTCCGCTTAATCTCTCCATCAGTTGGGCCAGCGTCGTCGCCATTCATCACCTCGATTTCTTTTCCCAGTCGATCATTGATCACCAGCACCATTTTTTCAGGCACGCTCACAACCTCGCCAGGGACCACCCACTTCCCCATGATCAGCCGTTCGCGCTTGCCAACCAGCTTGATTTCCGCCATCGGTCCACCTTTCTCTCTCAGATTACCCCTCCCCGTTACGGGGAGGGGACAGGGGAGGGGTTATGATTAGTCAACCAGCTTGACGTATGAGCCCTTCTCGACGATTGGGCTGTCGCTCAGGTTGAACTCCTCGGCGTAATACTGGTCAGCCGCCACCAGCTTGCCGTCGCTGTAGGACGGGAACGGGCCGCGCAACAGCATTGGGATGTACACCCGGTGCATGACAAGCTCGCGGTTGACCACCAGGATGTAATCGTCGCTGAACTCGGTCGTCTCGAAGACGTTCAGACCCTTGACCCGCCCAACGTATCCGTTGGCGTTCAACGTCGCGTCCGGGCGTGAACCAGCCGCCGTGAAACCGTCCCAGTTGGCCACTTTGTCGCTGTTGGTCAGCGAAAGAACCACGGCATTCGGCTGGTAGTAGCGATTAGCCACTTTGACCTTTGCCACGCCGATCCGTTCGATCAGCGAAAGCAGGGTGTCCGAGCTGCGGTCCCAGGTCCCGCCGGTGTTGTTGCTCACCTGAAGCACGCTGGCCAGCGCCAGGTAGAAGATACCTTTGTCGATCTTTTGGGCAACCTCGCGGGTCAGAGCCGCCAGGGTGCGCGCTACGGCGTCGAAGCCGATCTGGCTTCGCGAGAACACGATCGCCTCACGGCTGATCTGGGTTGCCAGCCGGTCAGCCATCGCTTCGATGGTCTTGAAGCTCAACTGAACCTTGCCGCGTTCGATCGCCGCCATCTCACCCTTGCGGATCGCGTCGTACTGGTAATCGATCCTCAGCGATTGGCCGTTGGTGATCGTCGCCAGTGCCATCATCATGCCATTGGCATAATTGATCACGTAATCGCTGCCCTCGGTGTATGTCACCGTGGCGCCCGAGTTGGTTAACACCACAGTTCCCGGGATCAGGCGTTTGTTGGCCAGAGCAACGTAATCGTTGAGATCTGCGACCACGACCTCATCGACCACTGTGCCAACGGATCCGGTCTCGCCGGTGTATTTCTCGAAATACAACCGGGTCGGCGATGTGTCGATCGTGGCGAAGTCGAACACGCTGGTGGCGACCAGGGTCGGGGCTGCCGCGGCGATGATCGCCCGCGAGACGGAGTACGGCAAATTGAGGTCAGCCGTGGTTTCGGCCTCTTCGAAAGCCCGCCCCTCCTCGGCCAGTTGGCGCTTGAACACTTCATCGAAGCGCTCCAGCATCTGGTTGGCAAAGCTGGCGTTGATCAGGCCGTCCGCCGGTTTGTGGTACATACCGCGCCGTTCCATGTGCTCGAGCAGCTCCAGCGATCCGCGGATGTGGCCGGGTTGGTTAGCCGGGATTTCGATCACGCCGCCCAGTGGGCGGAAGCCCATCCCAGCCAGTTTCGCGTCGGCAACAATCTTGTCGTATTCTCTGCGCTTGGTCTCGACCAGGCTCTTAACCGCTTCCGGCGTGGCCGGTTTTGCATCCCGCACCGCCTGGACAAACGACTCGTTGAGCTTGCCGTACGGCAGCTCTTTGGTCTGCTCGGCAACGGCCTCATCGACTGCCTTCTGCGCGGACTGTGCATCCAGCGTCTTTTTAGCATCCACCGCCTCGGTCAACGCCTTGGCCAGGTCGGCGCTCTCGTCGATCCCCAGCGACTGGCGGATCTTACTTTCCAGTAATTTCGCCTGCTCGTCGGAGAGCTTTTTGACGTTTTCCGCGATCAATCCGCGGAACAACTCCGGGTGTTCCCGGATGATTTTCAGGATTTCTTCAGGGTCCATGGTTTCCTCCATATCGGACTTCGATTCAAATAGGATCACGGCCGCATTCGGGTCGCTCGGCTCGATCACCAGGTCATAGCCTGTGATCTTGAGCTTCGTCACTTCTTCCACCTGCTGGCCGTTTTGTTTTACCATTTTCGATTGGCCGTATCCGCGTTGGGAGATGCCCGGCATGACACCGCCTTCCATGAGCGCCAGGATATCCATTCCTTTGGATGTTTCCAGAATATGTCCATCAAGGACCGTCTGGCGATTGTCGAATGAGATTCCGTCCCATTTGACGATAGTTTCCAACAGGTTTGGACGCCCGGATTTATTCGTCGGGTGCTCCGCCTCTCCAAGCAACATCAACCGGCCTTGCCCTGCGCTCTCGTGCAGGTGGCTCTGCAAATCTTGCACCGCCGCCTCGAGAACCGCCGCCGGATAAAGCCGTCCGTTGCCATTGACAACGTCGGCTGTAATCCCAATAGCTTTTATTTTCCGCGGCTGGCCTTCGACCGCTTCCAGTAGCTCGATCATGCCAACCGATTCGACGAACCGCTTATCCTTTTTCTTGCCCTGCGAGGACGATTCTTCAAACCCCGCTGGCTGGTAAGTCAGTTCCACCACCCGCCACTCGTTTTGCGGGGCGAACACGTATTCGCCATCCTGGCGCTGGTAACTGACGTAATAAAACTCGTCCACCTTTTGCCCTTCGCTGTGAGCGATCAGGTGATCTGCGAAGATCTCCTCGATCCAGATGTACGGCCCCGATTCTCTCGACGGAAATTGTTTCCGGAACGCATCCCGGATCATGGCCATCGTGTAATCCAGGCTGCCCTTTACCAGTTCCTCGAGCGGTTTCCCGCGATTGATTTTCTTCGCCATTTTCTCCTCCTAAAAACCCAGGTCGCTCGCTGTTTGCACGGCCGCCTCGCTCGTAGCCGTTTGCCCGTAACCTTCGCCGAAATCTGCAATCATCTGCAAGCCGCCGCTCATCGTATCGACGATATCGTCGTGTTTGCCGTTCGGAAAAACTTCCATTTCACGCCAGGCTGCCTGCCACCACGGCCCGCGCACCACTTCGATCAATCCCTGCCGTGCCCGGGTTTGCAGCGGCCTGGCCCGGCTGACCTTATCACCGTGCGGTACCATCGCCATGATCGCCACATTCGCCAGGCGCGGGTCGCGCATAAACTGGCGAAACACCAGCGACGAAAACGCTACGCTTTCCACTGCCCAGATCGTGCCCCGTTCGCGCGGATCCACCATCCAGGCTACCACCTGCTCCAGGAACTCATCCAGCTCGTGTACATGCAGCAAATCCCGGTAAATTACTACCCCACGCGCAGGATCATGTCCACACGGCATAGCCGCGTTGTAGTCCGCCTGTTGGCTCTCGCCCAATGCCAGGTCAAGGTAAACGAACCACTGCAACCCCTCCGGCCGTTTTTCGACCAGGCGGAAGTTGCTTTCGTCGAAGAAATTTCCCTTCTCGGCTCTGGGTAACTGCTGGTATTGCGCGTCAAACTCATGCGCCCCTACATTCGCTGCAATCCGCGCCAGTTGCTCTGCCGGGTATTTCTCTGGCCATAACGCCTCGCCGGGCTCGCGTCCAAGCGGATCCGCCGGTGGTAAAAACTGCCCGCGCAGCATGAGGTCCTGAAAACGCTGCTCGTCGCCTACGTACTGGTCATGCCCAAGTGCCAGCGCGGGTAAATATAAAATCGTCC